TCCTTAAATTGCCAGCATTTCTTTTTCAAAATATGATATAAGTTCTTTTTCTCGAACCCTATACTTTTTTGAAATTGCTGTTATAGTTTTATCAAAAGTATTTAGGAAATCCGAAGGTTTAGAGTCCATTTTTTTAAAAATATCGTCCACAGCATCTTTCATCTTAGGAGATAGTTTTTTATACCCCTTAGATTTCTTATGTTCATCTTTTTCTATAACAGATGAATATACTTCAGCAAATTCCATTTCATTTTCCTTAACAACTTTTTTCTTCATATCGTTTTTCATCATATCCATTTTATTACGAATCATTTTTCCAGCCTTTGTTTTTCCAGCTGCATTTAATCCAGTCCTTGCAAGTGCAAGTGCTAAACCCTTTCCACCACCTAACCATACATTTAAACCACCAGTTGCAACACCAACAGCCAATAATCCTAATCCAGCAACACCACTTGGTGATGTTAATAAATCTGTCATACTATAATTACCTGCTAACGCATCACCTACAACAGATAAATCATAATCAGAATCTATATCACCACTAAAACTCATATGATACCATTGAGCAGCAGCAAGTCCAGCAACAGCAACACCACCTATTTTTTTTAACTTTGGGTGTTTATCCAAAAACGCATCTACTTTCATTGTTCCAGATTTTAATGCTTTAAATGGAGCAGTATCCGTTAATTTTTCAGCACTCCCCTGTAACGCAACAGATATTGTTTTCATTCCACCACTAACAGTCTGTCCCAAAGCTTTCATACTAAAACCAACACCTTTTAATACATTATAAACACTTGGTTCTTTAAATGCATCAGTTGCTGTTTGTAAACTCAATCCTGTTTCTTTTGCAACATCAGAAACATGTGTCTTTAATTTTGCTACAATACTTTTAGTTTTTTCTATGTCTTCTTCACTATCGGTTGACTTTGTATAGTCATCTACATTAACATCATCTTTTTCTTTAGGTTCTTTTTTATCTTTTGGTTCTTTTTCGTCTTCTGGTTTTTTCTTTTCTTTATCTTTTGCAGTTTGTGCTTTTTTACTTTTTGGATGAGCCTTTATATAATCGGATTGACCCTTCTTAGTTAATCCACTCCAATAATCATTACCTTGTTCTTCAACAAGTTCTACAAGATTATCGTCAAGAATATCGCAATAAGATTCATATGTTAAACCCTTTTCTTGAGGTTTGTATATTTCATTAAACGTCTTCTGCATTATCTTCTGTTGCAGCTACAGTTTGTGCATAGTTTTTTGATAGTTCTTTTCTTTTAGTTTCTAATGCATCACCTATTTTTTGTGACATTGCACTTTTAAAAGCATCTTCTGCTTCTAAGTTGCTACTATTAGATATTGCATTTACAAATTCTTTCGCACTCATTTTTTCTTCCTTTTCTTTGAATTTTTAAGCATGAAATCTTTATCAGATTCCATGTCATCAACACCTTCTTCATCATTATCGGAGTCGGTATCTTCTATATCATCTGGTGCAATTGCAGCCCCACTTGCATCTTGTGGGTATCTTGTTACACCATCAGTATTATCTGGAACGTCAATCCCACCATCTTCTGGGTCAACTCCAGCTTCTTGATTAATTTGGTCTTGCATGTCTGCAATTTCTATTTCAGTCATATTTAATACATTTCTTTGTACCCATTGTTTACTAAAGAATGTACCAATATAAGACTCTATACTTTGTAATGCAGTCATTTGACTTTCCATCATTTCAGCTCTTTTTAATTCTGCAAAATGGCCGTCTTGTAGGAAGTCATACTGAATAAGTTGCACCATGTTATCCCAATCTTCTAGAGTAATTACACCCTTTAAGACTAGATTTGTTTTAAGTATATCTGTAAATAGAGGTGTAAATTTTTTACGAAGTCTTTGTACAAACTTAGTAAACTTTAATTCATCTCTTGTAATCTCTGTAGAACGACCTAAACTAAATTGTGATTCGGATTCCATTCTTGAGATAGGAACATTCAAAGACCTATACAGTTTTGTTTGGAAATATTTAATATCTTCTATCTCACCAAGATTAGAACCACCAGCCAAAGTAGTTATCTCTGTACCTCTACCACCTTCACGTCTTGGTAGCCAAAAATCTTCTAACATGGACATATGATTTCTGTCATCTCTGATTTCACCAGTAGATGCGTCATATGTAAGTTTGTTACGATATCTATTCATAACATCTTTTAGATACTGTTCTGCTTTAACTTTTGGTAAGTTACCAACATCAATGTAGAATATACGTCTTTCTGGAGCTCTTGATACACGATAGATAACAAGAGAGTCCTCAATCATTCTTAATTGATTAACTGGTTTGATTGCTTTATGTAAATATGATAGTATATGACCTTTATTTTGGTCAATTAATCCAGAAGGAACGTAAACAATACTATCTGGAGCAATTTTAAGTCCTTCTTGTGTACCACCAGATACTTGTAAACCTTTGTCATTATACATGTAGTAGTCATTAACCTTTTTGATTAACTCAACACTACTTCCACCTTTATTTTCTTTTGTAATCTCTTTGACTTTTCGTATTTTTCTAGGATCAATATAACGTAATTCCATAACCCCTCTTTTTGGGTTCTTTTTATCTATAACTTTGTGATAAAATAGTCTTCCGTCAATATACCATCTACGAAATATATCATGTCCTTTAGTATCAAAATCTAAAAGTTGCAAGACGGAATCAAATTCGTCTTGTATTCTTTTTTTAATTTTCATTGGGTAGGGTAATTGGTCTAGTACAATTGAAACAGCTTGAGCTCTTTCATTTGAAACAATACCTTCATTGATGATATCTTCAATCGCACTATCTACTTCTGATTGTTGTGCAATATCACGATATCTTCTGATTAAATCTAGTTCGGTTCTTTCTCTGCCATCTGTATCTAAAATTTGACTAAAGAAACCACCACCAGCAACTTCTATGCTGCCGTCATCCATAGGTGGGGGAGTGAATTTCTCACTCCCCTCATCATTTTTTATTCTGTTGAATCGAAACCCAAAAAGTTCTGCCATAATATTAGTATCTCCCTACTGTATGATTATATTTAGTAGGTTAAAAATTCACCCCTGAAGCTTCAAAGTGTTGATATCTCCAAGTACATTCAAAACTTTCAATTGCATTTACTGTTTCTGCGTTTAAATCAATAGCTGCAATATCTCTTGGATATGCACTTTTAAAGATATAACTTTTTAATACTGCACTATCTCTATCTAGTTGTTCTACAAACAAATCAGTTTGATAATCTGCAGCATTAACTACACCAGTATTATTTGCAAGGTCATTAATTCCATTGTTCCATCTCTCCATTGCATTACGAATCATGAAGTCTGAATCGTTAAGGAAAGTTGTAGTCCACTCTGCAAATTCTGGTCTATCACCTGCCACATAGATATTTCTTCCTCTAAATGGAACTGCAATTTCACCAAGAGTAAATGGTGGTAAACTAGCAGCTGTGCATAAGAATGAAGTTCTTCTTACATCAAGTCCTATTGCAATGCCAGGTGGTGGAGTTATTGTTACTCTAAACTGATTAGCACGAGCACCGCCACCAATCAGATTTGCTTTAAAGTCATCTATATTAGCCATATCTAACCTCCCACCTCACTAAACGCTATGCCAGTTCGTGTGGCAATAAAGTTTAGCGATATAAAGTTAATTGATCTAGCAGGTTTTATAAAGATATCAGCGACAAATTCGTTTCTATCTATGACTTCACCAGTATTATTGGATGCATCACATTTAACTGAGAAATCTGATATACCCCTACGACCTTGAACATCTCTTAGGAAAGGTTCTACTAGATTTCTAAATGCTGCTCTTGTAAATTCATCATTGAATTCAAAGAGTTGGAATTTAGCAGCAGTTGCAATTGCTTTTTCAAGAACTAAGAATAATCTTCTTACGTTAATTCTATCAAATGCACTTGGTTTTGTTAATGCAGTTTTGTCACCAAAAAGAACTACACCTTGGCCTGGGAAGTTAACAACTGGGTTAACTCTTGCACGATACAGAATATCTCTTTCTGCTTTTGTTGGGTTGTAAGAAAGTTTAATTGCACCTCTAATATTACCTCTGTTATATCCAGCAGGTGAATACCATGTGTCTGCTACGTTGTCTGTGTATGCACAAAGACCAGCAATATCACCATTTAATGGTACAAAACGATATACATCACTATACTTGTCGTACATATATTTGTAACCACTATCGAATACCATATAAGATGATGATGGACATAAGTTATATGCAATTTTAACATTTTCTGTTGCAGTAGAAGATAATGCAATACCAACAGTTCCAGCACGATATGGAGAAACAAATCCCACACAATCTTTACGACTTTCAACAAGACCAGTAATCATTGTTACATGTGTGTCTTGTCCAGCAGCGGTATCTGTTGTTATACTTGAAGAACCACCTAACACCAGATTAACGTCTAATGATTCTGTATCTGCAAACTTATCGTATGCAAGTTCTGATTCACCAGCAGTTACAGCATAATCATCTGTTCCGCCTGAAAGAGAATCAATTGTAATTGGATGCACAACTGTATAAGTAGCAGTTGTATCTGTACCCCAGTTTGTACCAGCAGAAATATGGTCTGTCCAGTAAATATATTTTGATTCTCTATATATTACATCTGCATAATAGTTACTACCACCTTGAGCAGTTTTTGCAGCAGAATTTTTAGATACATTACCATATATTTCTAGAACACCTTTTGTTCTATTTCCGAAATTGGTGTCTGCAGCTCCAACTGAATCATATCCTGTGATATCTCCAGTAGTGTCATAAACAACGATATGCATTTCATCACCAATACCACGACTATTGTCTGTTGACCATTGTGATTGGCCTGGAGCAGCATCAAATAAGTCATAGAACTTCCAACGTCTTTTGATATATGAGTTGTCTGCAATAGCACTTTGTATGCCTGCCCCATTTGGGTCATCTTTTAAACGAACTGTTAAAACTTCACCTGTTATCTTTGTTACTTCATACTCATTCCATTCATCAATTGCCACTAAGTTAGTAGTATCTGAATAGAAAGAGATTAAATCTCCAATTTGAAATGCAGCACCAGTTTCGTCTGCGTTATCAACTGTAACTGTAGTAGCCCCAGCAGAAACAGCACCATCAACTTGGTTATTACCTGCTAAATTTTGTTCGTATCCTGTTGCTGTTGAACAAATCTGAACACCGATTGAATTGCCCCAAGTTCCAGCAGACCTTGCAGCCCACTCACCATGTGAACCTTGACCATCTATGAAACTTGCTTCGTAGTGGTCATCATCTCTGATTAATATACCAGAGTTTGCACCAGCATTTAAAATGCCTGAACCAGCACGAACTACTTTTAATGAATCTGAATACTGCAAGAAATTTGCAGCTGTAAACCATGTTTCAAATTGATTACTTGAAGCCTGTGGTTTACCGAATATTTCTAACAATTCTTCCTCTGAAGAAATATTAGTAATGGATGAAACTGGGCCCTTTTGGAAAGCACCACCTAATGCACCTATCGAGGTTGCAACGGCAGGAACAACATTAGTTAAGTCGATTTCCTTTACATGGACGCCAGGAGAAACTAAAAATGACATATTGTACTCCCTTTACATAATAGAGTTTTCTTTATTCTAATTACTTTTATTTATACTTTTTAAGTTTCTAAAAAGTTAGTTTTATATGTGTAGAAACATATAAATAAACACATGAATACACATTATGCTAAATACAAAGATACAATTAAGAAAGTGGCTCGCAAACATTATCGCAAAAGAGTTAAATGGTTAAATGACCATCTAGCAAATGAATCCTGTGTGCATTGTCAAGAGAGTGAAAATGCATGTCTAAAGTTCTATCCCCATGATGCTGAAATAAAGAAAAGCACAAAGAGGGTAGGTATCAATGAGGAGAGTCGTAAAGACATACTAGAGTTAATGAATAACTCAAGGGTTGTGTGTTCTAACTGTTGGATTAAACTAGATAATGATTTGATTGAGTTTGATAAGAATTTATTTTGATTACCAGTTAGTATCTTTGGTACGCACTACAGGTGCGAACCTTGTACCATATTCATCAACTACTTCACCAATAGTCTCATCTTCTAATCCATCAACGATAAATCCAAATGGAGCCATATCTTGTTCTAATTGGTCTTGTTGATCTGCATACATTCTTTCTCTGATATCATTGTCTGTTAGTTCTTTAAAGTAGGTTTGCGCTGTTGCCCACCCAAATATAAACATACACGCAACTAAATCATCATTACACCCATCATCTGCCTCAAATGAAGAACCTTTGACAATAAATGTAGATAATTCATTGATACAATCAAAATCTTCTACAATTAATTTATCATCTTCTATCATCTGTTTAAGATTAGAACACCCTATCTTTTTTACAGCTTTAGTTGTTCTTACTCCTAATTGTGCTTTACCACCAGAGAAACCACCACCAAGAACTTGACCAGCACGTCCTCTCATTGAAGACATAATTAAATTATCATACTCTAAATCAAATTGCATTGCAGTTGCAACCTGTTCTCCTATGTCATTTATTTCTATTAAGACAAATGCTTGGTTATATGCACGGGCAACATCATAGATTTTATTGGGAAAGATGAGAGGTTTCACATCATTTGCCCTGTATTTTGCAGCTATTGTATAAGGAATGGTTGTGACATCAAACACAATATATGCAGAATAGTCATTTGATGTACCCCTCGATACGTCAGCAGTCAGTAAATAGGTGTGGTCTTTTTGTGGTGAAATGTGTACATCTAGTCCAGCATTGGATTGTATTGGTGTCTTATAGGTAAGCATCTTTAATTTAGTTGATGTAATTAATGTATCAATCGAACCAAGAAACATACACTCAAACTCTGTATTAAACTGAGATTCACTAGTATTTGCAATCGTTTGTTTCTTCCATTTCTCATCACGGCCTGGTACTTCACTCCAATGTACCTCAATAGGAATGTATTCGTTTCGTTTTTCCTCTGCGTCTACCCATAGCTTATAGAACATATTCATACCATGAGGAGTCGATACTATCATAACTTTTGTAGTTTTACCTGAAGATATCGTAGGATACACAGAACTAAAGAATTGTTCTGCAACATTAGAGGGAACGTATGCAAACTCGTCTAGGAATATAATGTTGTATGAACCACCTCTGACTGCACTAGCAGATGTAGATGATGCAAGTATCTTAGAACCATTCTCTAGTTCAAGAGAACCTTTGTTCCATGACATCACTCCTTGTTGTAACCATTTAGGTAAATGTTCGTATGCAAGTTGTAGTCGTCCTAACAAATCTCTTGCAGTCGCAGCCTTATTCGCAAGGATTGCTATATTAATACTATCGTTAAATAGTGCGTAGTGTAATAGATAGGAAACCATAACAGTAGATTTACCAGATTGTCTAGGAAGTTTACAGATAGTA